TACTCTTGATGAACTCCAAGCTGGTTACAGTAGACAAGCTGATTACACACGAAAAAGTCAAGTATTGGCAGAGCAACGCAAAAAAGCTGATGATGAATTAGCTGCGACTCAACAAGAAAGACAGCGTTACTTATCACAACTTGAACAATTTAACACTCAGGCAGATTCTAAAATAAATGAACTTGCAAAAACTGACTGGACTAAACTCAAGGAAGAAGATCCAACCGAATATATGTTGAAAAGAGATCAATATAGAGAACTTCAAGATAATAAAAGAATAGTTGAAGAAGAACAAAAGAATCTTCAATACAAACAGCAACAAGAACATGAAGTTAAATGGCAAGAAGAACTTGGCAGACAGCAACAACTTATGGCAGAAAAACTCCCTGAATGGGTTGATCCTGACAAAGGCCCTAAATTGAAACAATCAATTAAAACCTTTGCAGTTAAAAAAGGATTTACTGAACAGGAAGTTAATAGCTTAATTGATGCAAGGTCTGTAGATGTTCTACATAAAGCCATGTTGTATGAAAATCTTTTAGCAGCTAAGATTTCTAATAAGAAAGCTAAAGTTGTACCTAAAGTTCAAAAACCTGGTTCTCCCCCAACAAAAGGTGAAATATCTAGTGATAAAGTTAAAGCACAAAGAGCAAGGTTAAGGAAGACTGGGCATGTAAATGATGCTAAAAGCGTTATTGAAAGCCTAATGAACTCTTAGCCTAATACAAAACTTTTTTAATATAGGTAATCAAAAATGGCAATATATACAAACACTTACGAAACTTTTAGTAGTGCCGATAAGCGTGAAGATTTGGCGAATGTTATTTATAACATCTCTCCAACTGAAACTCCATTTATGTCTAGCATTGGTACTGGTTCAGCTAGTGGCACAAAACATGAATGGCAAACAGATTCACTTGCAGCAGCAGCTACTAATATCGTAATAGAAGGAGATGATTCTCCAAACAGAGCATTAACAGCTACTTCAAGACTATTAAACTATACACAGATTTCTACGAAACCTGTTGTAGTTTCAGGTACTCAAGAAGTTGTTAATAAAGCAGGTGTAACATCAGAGATGGCTTATCAAATAGCTAAAGCTGGTAAAGAACTAAAACGTGATATGGAGTTTGACTTAACAGGTGTTAATGTCGCAACTGTTGGTTCATCAGGCACAGGTCGTAGACTTAGAGGTTACGAAGCATGGTGTAATACTAACGAAGCTCATGGAAGTGGTGGTTCTACGCATGGCACAACTGGTGCTGTAACTGATGGAACCCAAAGAATCTTGACCGAAGCATTATTAAAAGCAAATTTAAAACTTTGCTACGACCAAGGTGGAAACCCTGATCTATTGTTAGTTGGTTCATTCAACAAACAAAAAGTATCAGGCTTTACTGGTAACTCTACTCGTATGGACATGGCAGAAGATAGAAGCTTAGTTGCTACTATTGATGTTTATGTTTCTGACTTCGGTGAAGTTAGAGTAGTAGCTGACAGGATTTTAAGAAGTTCAGGCAGAACAGCTCATGTAGTTGATACAGAAATGTGGTCTGCAGCTTATTTAAGACCTTTCCAAGTACAAGACTTAGCGAAAACTGGTGATGCTGAGAAGAAACAATTACTCGTTGAGTATACTCTTGTTTCTAAAAACGAAGCAGCTAGTGGTAAAATCGCTGATTTAACTACATCATAATAAAATTTTACTTTCCTCATAGTTAGTAAAGGGTGGGGTTTTTACACTCCAATGTTTTCCCCACCCACCTAGATACATTTAATAATGACCTTGAAGAAGGTATCGCTTCGGAACGAGGGTTATTAATACGGAGAAATTTAATGAGAACATTAAATGATTATTTTATAACAGCAAAGATTGCTGATATATCAACAGCATCAAGCACATTTGTAGCTGTACCTGATGGTGGTAAAATTATTAAAATTATTACTGCTCTACAAGGTGCAATTAGTTCAGCAAACGCAGCAATTACATTTGAAATTGGTGGTACTGCTGTAACAGGTGGTGCTATAACAGTTGCACACTCAGGATCGGCAGCAGGAACTGTAGATTCAGCAGAGCCTACAGCAGCTAACGAAGTTGCAGAAGATGGAACTATTGAAATGATTACAGATGGAGCATCTTCAGGTGCGAAAGTCTTGTATGTAACATTCGTAATTAGGAGATAAACATGGCAAATTGGCTAGGTGGTTACAGAGTAATAGCGAATCACACAAGAACGACAAGTAGCTCATCAGCACAAACATCAGCTTTCAATGCTAGTATTGAATATGTAAGAGTAATAACTACTGGCCCTGTATTTATTGAGTTTGGAGCAAATCCTACAGCAGCAACTGCAACTTCAATATACATGGCAGGAGATGAATCTATCATATTTAAAATAGATGGTGGCATGAAAATGGCAACCATTCACGCTAGTGGAACACCTACTGTTTATGTTCAGGAGCTTAGTGAATAATGAAAAGAAGGCTAGGAGATGGCGAGACCTTTCATTTTTCAGAACATTCAGGGGAATTTGCAATACAATACAAATCCCCTGATCTGTCTAAATTAATACAAAACAATAAAAGACTACAAGAGGAAGATCATCACATGAGAGATGAGTTTCGTTTGTGTGCAAGAATACCTGTAATGGTTGCACAAGAATGGAAGATTAAATTTGGAATTGATATAAACAAAAAAGAAGATATGAAAGCTGTTAAGAAATTACTTAACAGTCCTGATTATAAATATTTAAAAACAACATCGAGGATAATATAATGCCTAATTATAAATTTAAAAAAGAACAAAAATTTAAAACAAAAGGGAATGAAGATAGTTATTTAGATACATTTGAAGCAGGAAATCTCAATGAAGACCCTTTTGCTCCAACTAAATTAGGTGGAACGACAAATGTAATAAAAAGATTGCTGGGTTTTGATTATAAAAAAAAGAAAAGGGATAAATAATGGCGATATCAACATATTCAGAATTAAAAACAGCAATAGCTAATTGGTTAGATAGAAGTGATTTAACTGATGTTATTCCTGATTTTATTGCTTTAGCTGAAACAAGGCATAAAAGAGATTTTAAGATCAGAAGAATGGAAACTAGAGTAACAGCTAACACTATAGCTGATACTGAGTATTATACTTTACCTGATGATTATATTGCTATGCGTAATATAAAACTTAACACAGATACAAAAACACCTTTAGAATTTTTAACACCTGAAATAATGGATAGATTACAAGCAGGTAGTAGCGTAGGTAAACCTAAAGCCTATTCAATTAAAGGCAATACTATACAGTTAAGACCAATACCTGATGGTGTTTATGAAATAGAAATAGCTTATTATAAAACATTTGCAGCTTTATCGGACTCTAATACAACTAATGATATGCTTACACATCACCCTGATGCTTATTTATATGGAGCATTGGTTGAAGCAGAACCTTATTTACAAAATGATAAAAGAATACAGGTTTGGCAAGGTTTTTACGACAGAGCCAAAGAAGATATTATAAAATCAAATGAGAGAGATAGACACTCAGGCACAGCACCTGTAACAAGAATTGACTATGGGTTATATTAATGACTACATGGACTATAGTTTCTAATACCTCAGAAGGATATTTTGAAACAGAAGATAACATATATGTACTTGCAACTGAAGATGGTGGTTTGTTACAACAAGAAGGATCTATAGTAATAGCTCCTGATGATTGGCAAGATGTACCAGCAGTAGCTACAACAACCTGGACTATACAATAAATGGCAACTAAAAAATTATCAGAATTAACAACGACAACAAGCCCTAACAGTGCTTCTATATTTGCAATAGCATATAGTGGTTCTAATTTTGGAGTTACTTTAGCTAATATAGCAGCTAATCTACCAGCAGTTACAGCAGCTAGTTTAACATCTTCAAGCACATTAACTACAACAGGTAACGCTACTATAGGTGGTGATTTAACCATAACAGGCGATGATCTGACTATGGGTACAAATACCAGTGGTGCGGCTTTAATAGCTGATGGAACTAATTTTAACCCTGTTGTTATATCAGGCGACATAGCTATAGCTACCAATGGTGCTGCAACTATACAAGCAGATGCAGTAGAAGGCAGTATGTTAAATGATAATGTTATTTCAGGACAAACTGAAATTTCATCAGGTTTAGCAGATGCAGATGAATTATTATATTCAGATGCTGGAACTTTAAAGAAAGTTGGAATGGACACCATGAAAACTTATTTTTCTCCAGTAGCTGGTTCTAGTTCAATCGTTACAACAGGAACGATATCATCAGGAACTTGGGAAGCTACAGACATAGGAGTAGCTCATGGTGGAACAGGAGCTTCATCTTTAACAGCTAATGGCGTATTAATTGGTAATGGCACATCAGCAGTAACTGCTGTAGATATGTCTACTAAAGGTAAATTATTAGTTGGAGATGGTTCAGGAAACCCACAAGCTTTAGCGGTAGGAACTAATAATTATGTATTAACTGCTGATAGTGGTGAAGGAACAGGTATAAAATGGGCAGCAGCAACAGCAGCAACTCCTACTGATATTACAGTAGCAGATGAGAGTAGTGATACAAGTTGTTTCCCACTGTTTGTTACGGCAGCAACTGGGGATTTAGGTCCAAAGACAGCAGCAGGATTAACTTTTAACTCAAGCACAGATGTATTGTCAGGAACTTTTGCAGGTAATATAACTGGTAATGTTACAGGAAACACATCAGGAAGTTCAGGTTCTTGTACTGGTAACTCGGCTACAGCAACAACTTCTACAAACGTAACAGTCGCAGATGAATCTTCAGATACAACGTGCTTTCCATTATTTGTTACAGCAGCAACAGGCGATCTTCCACCTAAATCAGGAAGCAATCTTGCTTTTAACTCTAGTTCAGGAGTCTTAACAGCTACTGGCTTTGCAGGTGATATTACAGGAAACGTAACAGGAAATACTAGTGGAAGTGCAGGAAGCTGTACTGGAAACAGTGCTACAGCTACCACATCTACAAATGTTACAGTTGCAGATGAAAGCAGTGATACAAC